CTTCTGGCCCGACTCAATGTGATTGATGCACCAGCAGATTCATCAGCTAGGGTTGATCCACCATATGCAGCAGATCCGTTTTCTGGACCAAGGGTCAGTTCTGTTGCACTGACTGCAGTAACACGATGTGAATCATTATAGGTTTTATTGTTGGCTGCATTGGAAAAACCGGATGCCTGGATTTCATCACCGACTGCAAAATATTCAGTGAAGTCAACTGATCCTGCTGTTGTAAATTTGTCAGTGGACTGGGTTGCTGAGATATCGGATTTTGTTAAAGTTTTAACGATATCAGTACCATTAAAAACACCGGCACCAAACCCAGTTCCTGGTTCTGCAGTGTCATTTCCTGAAACAAATGATGATGGTGTTATATCAGCAGCAGATCCAGATAGGCTTGTGAAAATATAAAGCTTTGAAGATGTTCCGATTGCAAGCCACTTGTCACCATCATTATCCCTCCATGCAAGCATGGCCCGACTGATTCCAGTCAGACCGGATGTTGTTGCACGGGTCCATCCACCAATCGGTTTGAGTCTGCCATCCTTCCATCGGACTAGGTTGGCATCATACCATCTGCCTTTGGTCTGGTATTGGGTTCCATTACGATGAACACCCGGTGGAATGTTAAATGGGACAATCTTTCCCATGGCTCAGTAGGTCCACACCCATGGTCTGGGTCTGCCATTCCCGTTGTCCAGGGAATCCAGATGGATGTATCTTCGATTGTGGTCACCCTTCTGGTCAAGGCCGATTCCTGAAATTCCATGTGCTTGTCCTATCTCAATCAGATCGAATGCATCATGCCCGGAAATCTGGATGTCGGCTGCCTTGCCGGTGGTGTGTGGTCCAGCTTTCCCGGAACTTGACACTGCTTGATTGTGTGCCATGCACCGGAATCCTGATGTAACCTTCATCGGTTTTCCAATGTCCTCCCTGATGTTCTGTAAGATGTCCATGAACTCTGGGTCCATTTCACAACTTTCACATCCGCATTTGCATTGCATTTCTGCAACACTGAAATTCGGGGTTAGTTTCATCTAAGTGCTTCAGATAATTTTTTGAAAGAATTGTC